GTACAGGATTCATTTGTAAATTTATAATTAAAACAAAGCCTTTCTCTTGGTATTAAACGGGGATTATATAACAATTTATTTATCATAAACATACAATTCCCCTTAGTTCTAAATATACTTTTCTCTACCCCGTTTTCTTTTTCTTTTTTTATTAATTCTTCTATTTTCCTTACATCTTCTTCGGTAACTTTTATATTCTTTTTTAAACGTGCTCTTTGTTTTTGCGATTCTCTTTTTGACCTTAATATTACATCGTAGTCTTTTTTGTGATTAGCCATTTTACTTATTTCTTTATATAACAAAATCCCTGCTAAACACAGGGAATATTTTTTATTCTTTTATTTTATCAGTTCTTTTGTTAAGTATTATCATTTTCTAACCCTAAAGGGTGAGTGTACTCACCCTTATTCAGCTTGCGCCTCATCATAACATGCACTTGATGTTAAAATTACATTGTTATCATTGTAAGCCTTGAAAGAGCTTATTAAACCATTTTTAATTAAATATTCACCCATCTCTAAATAATAAGTTGGAAGTGTAATTATTTCTCCATCCAAACGTGTAAATTCGCAATAATTTCCATCGTAATACATTTACTTACCTCCAATTATTAACTATCTCTTTCTTACACTATTATTTTAACACCATTTCACTATTGTGTCAATATTAATTATTCA